TCATCCGAGGTTTACGGAGACCCAAGGGTTTTTCCCCAGGATGAGACTTATACCGGCAATGTTGATCCTGTGGGTTTCAGGAGCCCATATGAGGAGGGCAAGCGTTTTGCGGAAAGTTTAATCATGATGTATGTTCGAAAATATAAAATTGACGGGAAAATTGTCAGGATTTTTAATACTTATGGACCGGGAATGGCTTTGGAAGAGTCCCGGGTGATTGCCAGATTTTTGCAACAGGCATTATCCGGAAAACCTCTTTCAGTTCATGGTAAAGGTTTGCAGAAAAGGACTTTCTGCTTTGTGGATGATCTGGTCAATAAGGCCAACTCCAGATCAAAAGAGATGTGCGATAACATCATTGATTTCTACAAGTCGCTCACATTTCTCATGTCCAAGGACTGCCACGTGTATATCAACGGGACTATCTATTCCCCTTATGACCTGTACTGCTGGATTATGAAGCATCAGAAAGGGGATTATGCGATAGAAAAGAAATCCATCATATCAAATGAGGGGGTACTCTTATGGCCCGAAGGATACAACCACAAAAGAATAGAAGAAAAGAAAAGAAAGACGTCAAAATACGAGTTTTCATGTCAGATGATGAATATGCCCGTTTCCTCAGAGGATGCCATCTTCAAAATAAAAGATGTGTTGAGGATCCCAAAAGCGGATATCCCAAAGCCCTATTACATCTTCACGACAGTAGATCCTGCTATCTCCCTGAAGCAGTCCGCAGACTTCACAGCAATCGTTACCGCCGCAGTGGACAAGGACTTTAAGCTCTACATCTTGGACATCGAAAATAAGAGGATGGACCCAAGCTATGCCATAGACGCAATTATAGATATTCATTCACGATTTAAACCCATGAAGGTGGGCATCGAGGACGTTGCATACCAGCGATCCTTAGAGCATTTCCTTAAGAAGAAATGCAGGGAACTTGGTATTCATATCCCGCTTACTCAGATTAAGAGGGACTCGGACGAATCCAAGTTCCAACGTATTCTTGCATTAGAACCCAAGGTCCGTTGGGGTGAGTTCTATATTACGGATGAGTGCAGGAACGCAGAGGAACTCCTGGATCAGATGGCTTTCTTCTCCGCAGACTACAAGGGCCATGACGATATTTTAGATGCGGCTAGTGACATTCTAAGAATTGGACTTAAACCCACGCAACAGCAACTTCAAAAAACACTCACCATGAACGATCTGGACTGGTGGGCAAATAATATCAGGGCCAGAAACAGGGGTGGTGAGGACACCAATATTATCGGCAATGAAGATTTAAGCATAAAGAAGGGATGGCTTGTTCATGCAGCGTGAAAGCGAAAATACATTTTCTCATCCAGCAATGAATATGCCGCTTACCAAGAAGGGTAAGAAAGGTTCAGTGAAAGAGCCTGAAAACCCATACAAGGAATGGCTTGAGCAGATCTACGTATCAGAGAAGGTGCTTGAGAAGAAGGCCAAGATCTGGGATAGGATGATTGATTATTACAAGGGCAAGTTCCACGGGAATCCAGATGATGCGGATCGCATTGTGGTTAATTACATCTACGCTTACGTGCAGACCATTATCCCTCAAGTTTACTATAAGAACCCTTATATCATCGTCACGCCAAAGAAGATCAGGCCGGCCACCTCCACTAAAACTACCGATTTAGAACAGCCAGACTTGAAGTCAATTCTGGGCGACATTGCCCCTAATCCTTACTCCTATATCAGCAGTTCAGGATCAAACGAGCCGATGAAGGCCACGGATCGGGCTAAGATTCTGGAAGATATTATTAATTATTACTTTGACGAATTATTCTTAAAGAAGGAGTACAAGAAATGTATCAAGGATGCACTCCTGTGCGCGCACGGCTATATGAAGTATGGGTACACATTCGAGAAGGATTTGAAGGAAAAGAATAAAGAGGACGGAACTTTGGATTATGAGGAGACCATTCGAAAGGGCGAGCTTCATGCGTTTCGCATCAGTCCCAAGCAGGTTCTCTTTCCGGTTGGCTATGACGATCTGGCAAAGATGCCGTGGGTGATCATCAAGTACGTGAAGCCTACCTCAGATGTGAAAAATAATAAGGCTTTGCAGAATACGGACCAGGTTAAGGGCGAGAAAATATCAGATGTTGATATCTATAAGCTGGATCTTAAGAACCGTTCGGCAGAGATCATGTCCGTTGAGTCTTACACAACCATCTATGAGATCTGGGATAAACGCAATAACAAGGTGATGACGATTACAAAAGATGGGGTGGAGCTGGACAAGAAGGACGAGTGGCCGATTGATATCAACGGGTTTCCGGTCAAGGAACTCGTTTTTAACGGTACGCCAGACGAGTATTATGCCGTTCCTCACGTAAAGTACATTGAGCCTCAAGTCAAAGAACTCAATAAACTTAGAAGTCGGCAAATGAAACATAACGCCAAGAATCAAAGGAAGTACACCTTTGATAAGAATAAGGTGGATGAAGTTGATTTGAAGGATTTGAAGAACGGCGAAGATCTGGTGCTTGTCCCATGCGACGGAGATCCAACCAATGCAGTGGCAGCTGTTCAGGACGCCCCATTGTCCGGTGATCAACACATCATGCAGGCAGACTGCAAGAATGACATTCAAGTCATCCTTGGCATCAATGACAATAACTTTGGAAGCGGACAACAGGCGGCTCAAAGCGCAACAGAAGCCGGAATTGTAGAAGCTAATAAGAAGCTAAGGACGGATGAGTACGGGGATGTCGTGCAGGATTTCGTCATGGAAGGTGTGAGAGTCATGGCCCAGATTATAGGCCAGACCTATGAGAATGATCTGGTCCAACGCATTACAGGATCAGGGCTCACTTGGGAGAAGGTGATAGATAGCAAGTTGATTGAAGGTGAGTTTGATTTCAAGATGGAAGCAGGGGCCGCACTCCCCATGACGGACGATAGACGCCGTGAACAGCTTATTAATGTCATCAAATTATTCAGCGCACCCATGTTTGCAACGCTGATTGACTGGCCCGTGGTCTTAAGGAAGGTATTCAAGACTTTTCGTTTAACGGATCTTGAGGATGTGGTGAAGGGGGATGAGTCTCAGGCGGAAGCTCTGTCTCATGCGGACAAAGAGAATCAACTCATGTTCATGGGCCGAGAAGTCCATGCTAATGCGTTTGAAGCCCATATCGTCCATCTGAAGAAGCATGCCATGTTTGCTCAGACCAATCCAGCGGGAACGTTTAGCGAGATGACCAGCGCAATCCTAGGTATGCACATTCAGGAGCATGTCTCTTTTATGACGCAAGGTGGTGTGGACATGATGAGAGGTGGCTCACCCCTGGGCGGGAGTGCTCCAAATCCGGCGACACCGGCTCAAGGCGCACCGCAAGTCAATGAACCCATGAACTCACCTGGCAATGACGCTCTGATGAGCGCAGCCATGGGCGCAGAAAGCGGACAATAATTATGCCTAACTATGAGTTCTCATGTCATAAATGCAAAATCCAGTTTGAACGGTTCTTTCGTATGTGTGATAACAAAAAATCGTATTGCCTGAAATGCGAGAAAGAATGCAGGAGGCTTTATTCTAATCCTCAGGTCAGTATTTTTAAGCCGTATATCTCTCACAATCTCACGAAGGAACCAGGGGAAGTTGTAGAAGTAACAAGTAAACTCCATTTCCGAGAATGTGCAAAGCGGATGGGGTATTTGAACGCAGACGATATGTAAAGTTCCGCGAGCCTGCAAGCACGCGTGGATAAAGCCTGTGATCGTAGCCACAAGCAACGGTCATGGGCTTTTTTTATTAACTTTTAATGAAAGGTTTTGATTATGCCGCCAGAAGCAACAACCGCTACTCCGCAGGATCTTTCTGGGGAGCCGCAGGTGTCTCCGAAAGGGCAGGATGCCTCGGTCCAAGAAGTCACAGACGGGCAGGTAGATAAGGTTAACTCAGATGCGTCACAGGAAGCGACCCCTGAGGTTCCTACTGATCCTGAAGTTTTAAAACAAAGTTTTTTGCAAGCAAAAGAACTTGAGAAAAAACTAGGGCAACAAGGGCAAGAGCTTGGCGAGCTGCGTAAGGCCAAAGAGAGTTTAGACTGGCTTAAAGCGCAGCCTTGGTTCGTTGAGGAGGCACAACGAAGGTTGAATCCACAAGCCGCCCTAAAGACTCCACCTGTTCAATCAGATCCTGATGAACCCTATGAGATTCCGCAGACTAACGCTGAATTCAATCAGCGTGTCGAAGCCGCTATCGAGAGGAAACTTCAAGCCGATCCTGACAAACAGGTAGTAAGGGAAATAAAACTGGAAAAAGAGTTCACAAGACTCGAAGGAGAAGGCTGTACAGACATCAGGGCTAAACGCAAGGAGATGACGGATCTGTTCGTGGCTATGGGACAACCCCAAGGCGTAGCGATTGAGGATCTTTATCACCAAGTGAAGGGCCGTGAAACACGCTTTGCTAATCGAAATGGCGGGACGAAGCCGGCAGTACCGGCTATTCCTAAACCGTCTGATGAGAAGGCGAAGATGGGTACATCAAGTCAAGGCATGGTTCCGGTGAAAACCGAAATGAAGGTGCGCACACTTGCTGAAGCGTCTGCCAAAGCCATCAAAGATCTGGGTCTTGATAAAGATTAACCTTTAAGGAGGATTTGTATGCCAGCACCTAATTCAAGTTTCAATGAATTGGCTGCCACGACTCTAAATAATTATATGCCTAACTTTGCACCCAACATTTTTCAGGAACGAGTACTCCTGAAATGGGTGATGCTAAAGGGCAATATGAAGCCGTGGAATGGCGGAGATAAGATTTTGACTCCGCTTGAGTACGCTAAGAATGACCAAGGCGGTAATTATGCCGGCGCGGATATTATGAATACGAATATCCCGACGATCGGCACGACCGCACAATGGGAAGTTAGGCAACACTACCAGACCGTGGGATTCACGGGTATTGAGAAGAGGAAGAACCGTGAGAAGTATCAGATGGTTCCCCTGATCGAGTCCAGAATCAAGAACGCTCAGAACTCCATGAGAGACCGGATCAATACCGAGCTTTGTGGCAGCCAGAGCGGGATTAAGCTGGAAGGATTGGGCAACCTTGTTCCTCAAACGGATACGGCTTCAGTTGGAGGGATTGACCCCACCGTTCAGACTTGGTGGCAGGTTCAGGGTTCTTCCATCGGAGGTTTTGCCGCAAATGGAATCAGCAAACTGATTGATCTTCATCTGGCTTGTTCCAGGGATGGGGAACAGCCGGACTTCCATCTGACGAGCGTAACCACATTCGCTTATTACGAGAAGAAGATGGAACCTCGGGAACGCTATCTTACCGTTAGCGGTCCAACCGGAGAAGAGTTGGCTAACTTCGGGTTTCCGTACCTTACGTTCAAGGCGACACCGGTGTTTTTTGAGAGAGCTGTCTCCAACGATGATTGGATCATGCTCAATTCGAATCACATCTTCTTGACGTATGACACAGACGTTTCATTCCAGATGAGTGATTTTATTGAACCCATTAACCAGGACGCTGCTCTGGCTAAGATCTTGTTCTACGGGAATCTGATTTTAGATAAACGTAGTGTACATGGTCGAGGCTATAGCATCACAGCCTAGAGGAGGTCATTATGGCTTTAGCATTTACGGTGACTTCTAAACGCCCTGCGGGCGGTGGACTCTATCGGGTCGTGGGAACATTCACGAGCGCAAGTGGTGACAGGACAGGATCATTGACAGCTTCCGATCACGGTTTGAATTATATTGAGGATTGGAAGGTTGATTTTGGTTCAGCCGGTTACGACATTGGCTCTGTGAAAGGAACGGTTTCTAGTGGAACCATTTCTTTAGTGTTCAGTGACACGTTAGGTAAATCTGGCAGGTTTGTGGTGATTGGTTCTTAAATTAACTCAATGGAGGATTGATATGAATACAGGTCTTATTTCAGCGAATGATGCTCATGTTGAACGCATCAATGTTCTGAATGTGGACGGCAGCGGGTCTATTACGACCGGCATGGCGGTCTGCTTGGTTCAGGCGGGTGCTTCGATTGACGGCATCAGTGCAATAAAGAGCACTGCGGGTACATGGGAAGGTTTTATCGGGATCGCATTGGGAGATATTGCGATCAATGGATACGGCACAGTCCAGACGTTTGGATTCTGCAATTCCATTCTTCTCTCGAATGTCGGGAGTTCACTCACTATTACTCGTGGTGATTTCCTGAAGCCTGGTGCAGTTGCGGGAACTTTGTTTAGTTCCTTAACGGACGAGGCTCTTTCGACTCTTGATTATAAATATATAGTTGCCGCAACGACTCCGGCAGCTATTTCAGCCGCGACTTATGTCAGTGGCATAGTCAGGGCGAGGGGTTAATTTATTGGCGGGGGAGGGCAGTCCCATTTCGGGCAGTCCTCGGAAGGGCAACCTCCCTCGCCTCTTATAAGGAGAGATCATGTCATCGCCAGTTAAAGTGGCTTTGGTTATACCTAATAACGGAAGTACAGCAGTAGAAGCATATGAGAACAGGCTTCTTAATTTCTTTAACCACGGCATCCTTGAAGAGCAATCCAGATGGGTGAGGAGATTATGGGAATTATTTCAGGCTGAGGTCTTGTCTGTTAATCAGATGAATTTGATCTTGGCCAAGATGCAGGATGAAAAGCCGTTCAAGATGCATGTAAAGGATACGGAGTTTATCTTTTACTTCCTTGTGGTAGGCAGGCTATTCACTCCCCTTGCGCGCGAGCGAGCGTGTGAGTATGCGCTTCAGGAAAACTGCGATTATCTCTTTATGGTTGATGATGACATGATGAGTCCTCACGATCTCTTTGAGAAGTTGTATCGGCACAAGAAGGATATTGTCGGGCCTTTGATGTTTACGAGGAACCCGCCGCATCGAGCGGTGATCTACTCATGTGTTGAAGGGTACGATCATGTGGCACGGACTAATTATTTTATCAACAATTACGTTTTGAACTACCCGAAGGATAAGTTGTTTCAATGCGATGCTATCGGGTTTGGGTCTGTCCTGATTGATATGAAGGTCGTGAGGGCTATGAAGAAACCCTACTTTGCGTTTACTTCTAGCACAGGCGAAGACATCGGGTTTTGCTACAGGGCAAAGAAGCTGGGCTTTAAGACCTGGGTAGACCCCACAGTTGATCTAGGTCATCTGGGAGCACCTGTTAATGTGACGAAGGAGTACGCATACAGCTATTGGGATAAGAACGCCCAGGCAGTAAGTGAGAAGTTTGGAACCTATAACAAGTACGAAGAGAAAAAGGAACTGGTCAATGCACTGTGATATTTTGATTCCGACCTACAAGAATCCTAAAATGCTTAACGATCTGGTGATTTCTATTTTAAGAAACCAGGGGTTATTAAGGAAGATTATCATCATTAATAATGGAACAGATCCGATTGATCAGATGTTTAAGAATGATAGGATCGAGGTTTTAAATCCAAATGAAAATCTGGGTTGGGAAGGCGGGCTTAAACTGGGTCTTGCCAAATCAACCGCTCCGTTTGTTGTCTTTATGAACGATGACACCTTGGTTCCAATATCCAGTGCATTTTGGCTTGAAGATATGATCAGGATATTTGAGGATCCGAAGGTGGGTGCATGCGGTCCGATTTCAAATTGCGTTGCCGGCCTTCAGAATATTTTTTACAACCCTCCACCAGT